GCCTGTAGTAATGTAGCCAGACTTATTAGCACCAGTAAAGGTAACAATCTTGGTATCTTTTACACCAGCAAGAACAAACTTACCACCAGACCAAATACGGCTATCAAAAGAAGTGCTTATAGTTTCCATTGTTCCAAAAGTATCTAAACCCTCTAGGGTTACTCCAGCCTGCGCTAATGTTGCTACATAAGTAGAAGTAGTTTCTGCCTCAGACCATTTTTTGTTTTGGAAGTTGTAAATTATTAATCGTTTTTGTGCAAATATGTCTGTGTACTGCCAAATAATCAACTTACGAATAACATCTATACTGGCACTCATTTTATCTATTTGAGATTGATCGGCATAGGTAAAGAAATAGCGATCTATTTTTTCTGCTCCAATGGGGGTAACTGTCTGCCCATCGCACATATAAAACCCATCGTCAGCTAAGAAAAATACTAAATTACCAAACTGAGCTATTGAATTTGCCTCATAGCACCCAATATTTCTAGCAATAGTATCAAACTGGAAAAATAATGGCGCACCTACATAGGTCATTCTAGATATTGCTTTTTCTAGGAAAACTAATCCGTACTCTCCGCCAGTAATCCCACGAATATCTCCACCATCTGCAATAACCTGGTTATCAGATTGGCTTGTAGCACTAGCAGTCCAATCAGTTTCATCGTTTAAATCAGACCAATAAACAGTAGATTCTTGTCCTGATACATTACCAGCCACTACAAAATCTCGAACTGTAGTAACAAATTTAGCAGTAGGGGCAGCAGCAGCTAAATCTGCAAATGCAGTAGAGCTTGCTAAATTCCATACTTGTAGTTTACCTACTCCGTTGGCAGCAATTAGAGATGGGCCATACTGTGTAAAAACCCAACGATTTGTGCCTGTATATCCACCAACCTTAGATACATCTGCTAATGCTAATGTTGTAGAGTTATATTTAAATAGCTTAGTAGCACCACCAGCAAATAGATTAGTAGTTCCACCAAACTTAGTGGCAAATACATTGTTTAAGTTTTCACTTGCTGCACCAGATAATTCTACCAACTCAGGAAATGGGCCATACCCTATTGCCTGTGGCACAACATTATAGGCATCCTGTATAGAGCCAGTTATTCCAGCCTGGTCTGGTAACCATTCGCCAAATTCTACTATTGAGGTAGCCATGTATTACTTCCTGTTGTTTTGTCTGTCCAAGTGTTGCTTGTAACGCTTGTATCTGTCCATGTATTAGAGCCTACAGAAGAATTACTCCATTCTTCTCCAATCCTATACCCAATAGCAATTATAGAGGCGATACCTGTAATTGAGGAGTTTGCAGAGAATACTGCGTTGCCGTTTGCATCGACTGTACCAATGCCAATTATTGATCCATTTGCAGAAAAAACAATACTACCTGATCCTGTAATAGTTCCAACACCAATTACAGCTCCTTCAGCGTTTTGTATACGAATGGCTATAGCACTTACTGTACCAATTCCATTAATGGATATTGCGCCATTTTGAATTCTAATACCTAGCGCAGATGTCGTACCAATTCCGTTGATCGAACCAATGCCAGATAGGATTGCAATAGGAGTTCCATTTGCTGTTCCTATGCCATTAACAGAACCAGAACCTTCTGTGGCTAATACATCTCCTACTGCATAGATGTAATCCCAGTATCCATACACCACATATTGATCTGCGTAAGCCATTATTTTAGTGTCTTTTTATAATTAACTTGTAAAATTATTTTAAACATTATGCAAACTCTGGGCCGTTAATCCACATAGTAGATGTATACCTAATTCCAGAGGTTACTGGTGTTACTCTATGTTCAATGAACGATGGAAATGCAATTACAGAGCCTTTTTTTAATGGGGCTAAATACTCTTGCTGATTAAATCGAATTTGTAGCTCTCCACCCTCAAACTCAGATGGATCATTCATGAGGCATACTACTGTAACTTTGCGATCATACCCTTTGCCAGATAAGAAAAAAGTATCTATATGCCAGTTGTAGTGCTGTCCAATTCCATATTCAGCATATTGAACTGCCTCATAATCAAGCAGATGAAAATTCCATTTACAATTTACATTGGCTAATGCTCCGTATTGCAACATCTGTTTCCCGAACCAATGATCTTTGTTTGTAAATCTTACTGTAGTGTTTCTAGTATTGCTATTTGAAATATCGCCTTCAGATCCCATAGTTGCATCTTTTTCTGGGATTTGCTGAAACTCTGTTGAAGCTTTTTCACATTCCTCGTCTGGTACTTGTCCGATATACCAAATTGGTAGATGTGCCATAATTTATCCTTTAAATTTAAACTTTTATATTTCTTAATTCATTAAATGTTGTTGCAAAATCTGCTAATTTTGTTATATCTCTAAGTCTTTGCTTTTCTAATACTATTAAAGAAGTATCAGAATTTGTTTCTAATGCTTTTTGGAATAAAATATCTTGCTGTTGTAGCAAAGGAATTCTTTCTTCTCTAAGTCTTGTTTTTGTTACTTCTTTGGCTTTATTTAATGAAACAGATACAATTCCATTATTTAATTCCCAAGCATCAAAAAAATCAAAATCATCAAAAGGTAAGTCAATCCTATTAAAAATAATAGAGCCTTCTGGAGTATCTTTTTGCTTAACCCATTCAATTGAATGCTCATTAGTTGGTATTGTCATAACGACTTTTCCATCTGATAAAGCGTAAATAATTACTTGTTCCATATATTTTACCTAAGTAGAAATCCAACAAAAATTGACAAATGGGGTATCTAAAGGTGTTGTGGTGTGTGCTTTACTTACCCTAACACTAATAGTTGTGGTGGTTCTGGTAAAGGCATAACCCTCACACCAACTCATATTCCAGTTGCCGACACTTTCTGCCGCAGTTGTAGCAACAAATGTATAGTTTGTGTTAGCAAAGGCAGAAGAATAATTTGCTACATAAGTACCAGCACTTGAATAAGTAATTGAACTAATACCAGATGAACCAAAAATTGAACCACTAAACCCATTAAAACATACCCATGCTTTTACAGATGGAGTTCCAGAAGGTCCGGGAGCACCAGTAGGACCTGTTGGACCGGGGCTACCAGTTGGACCCGGAGAGCCTGTCGGTCCAGTTGGACCAGTCGGACCAGTCGGTCCAGTAGGCCCTGGAACAGTTGAGGCTGGCCCAGTTGGACCAGTTGGGCCAGTTGGTCCTACCGCCCCTGATGGGCCAGTTGGTCCAGTTGGTCCAGTTGGTCCAGTAGTTGCTGACCAAACAAATGCTGTGCCATTCCACCCTAAATAAGTGCTAGATGTTGTAGGTGCAACTACAAAGGTTGAAGCTCCAGCTCCTGTGTTATATACAATTCTATTGGCAGCACCACCAGCAACATTTGTAGCTGTGGTAGCAGTTACTGAATTGCCAGTACAAGAACCTGAACTGCCTGTTGTGTTTTGGTTTAATGTAGGGAATGTGCAGTTAGTTAGAGTGCCACTAGCAGGAGTTCCCAATGCTGGTGTTACTAAAGTTGGGCTGGTGGCACGAACTACAGAACCAGTACCAGTTTCGGTAGCAAATCCATCAAAATCAAAGTCCCAAGATGCGGCAGTAGTTCCTGAAGTCAAAATACAAATTACACTAGCAGTTGTTCCAGCAGTAAGTGTTGCAATCGTGTTAAGACCTGAAGATTGAATTGTTAAACTGCCTGTGCTGTTATTAATAATTTCAAAATCCCAGCCTAAAGCTAAAGTGCTTGTAACAGGCAACACTACAGTTTGTGCAAGAGTTCCTGTAAATTCTTGTTGAGTTGTGCTTGTATTAGTAAGAGTAGTTGTACCAGCCGCAGTTGCAGTAGTTGTCCAACCTCTTAAATTGGTTAATGCTGCAGGTGCTGAAGTGGCCCCTGTACCGCCATTGGCAACAGGCAAGGCAGTACCGCTATAAGTTAAAGCCAATGTACCGCTACCAGTAATTGGACTGCCAGAAACACTTAAAAAGCTAGGTACAGTTGCAGCTACGCTAGTTACAGTACCACCGCCTGCTATAGTTGCAGTAGATACAGCAGTTACCAATCCTTTTCCATTAACTGTTATTACTGGCACTACTGTAGTAGAACCAAAAGAACCAGTATTAGAGTTTACTGTTGCTAATGTAAGCGTATTGCTTCCAGCAGAACTTGTAGCATCTCCAGCTAAAGCAGGAAGTCTTGCAGCAGCTAATGTTCCACTAGAAATATTTGTAGCGTTTAAAGATGTTAAAGATGCACCAGAACCACTAGGGCTTAATACATCTGTGCCAATAACTAAACCTAAGTTAGTTCTTGCTGTAGATGCAGATGCAAGATCGCTAAGATTGTTAGACTTCTCTGCTTTATCTGTATTGAGATTGGTAAAGTTAGCATCTACTTCTACATGAGATAAAGGCGATCCCTTACCACTTCTGGTAACTATCGTAGACATGATTTACCTTAAGCTAAAGTTACTGATACGCTAGATGTAGCAAACTTAAATACATCTCCACTTGCAATAGTCTTGGATGCAGTTAGCGCACCATAGTACAACATATTGCCAGTAGTAAGCGCATCAAAGATTGCAAAGTGGGTAATCGTTCCCCATGAGCCTGTAGCCTGGTCAAACTCAACAGCAGCAGCAGAGTTAGTTGTTACTCCGTTAGAAGGAGCAGCAAAGGTGATGGCCTTACGAGTATATCCACTTCCAGTACATTCTGTGCCTGTTCCTGCGTCTGTTGGATCAGTTGTAAACAGAGCTGCATAGACTGTGGCAGGTGATGTGTATGATGTGTTTCGCAGAGTAGCATTAATTAATGCGTTCTCTAGGTAGTTTGAGATTGCAGACATGATTTTCCTATCGTGATGTTAATTGCATTGTTAGTGGTACTCCAGCGTACTCTGAGCTTTCGTCTGAGCCATTAATATCAGAAGTAGCCCTGTCGTATAAGGTAGCCCAAGTTTGCACTCTGGCATCGTTCATAAGATAAGGCTCTGCCTCTGCTAAAGACGCATAGAGTAAAGCATCTGGGAAGTTAGCTAGATAATCATTTGTAGCTACACTTGTAGATAATGGTGTTGGCTTGTAGTAGTAGAGCATCTCTACAACATAAGCCGAATCTGGTATTGGAGCAAATTGGATTTCATCGCCAATAACTGTGTAGTACACCGGCAGACCAGACTCACCAGCTCTAGCATTACGAGAAAACAAGGAAGGCGATAAATAGCTAATAGTGTTTCTTGGATTGCCTTGGGTAAATATATCTCGCATCTCTAAGAAGTCTGTAGGAAGTCCCACAATAGAATCACCAGCCGTCATTGTTGCTGTAGCAACCTTAAGGGTTTGGCGAGTACGAATCTCTCTAGCTAGGCGAATCTCTGCAAAGGTAATAAAGTCAGGAATGACAGCAGTCAAATCTGAGCGACCTAGATAGTTAGCTATAGAAGTCTTTAGTTCTGTGTATGTTGCAAAGCCCATTAGGACACCTCAATATTATGCCAGCCGTATGTGTAATTACCTATATGGCCTATCTCTAAACTGAGATCGTGATCCACATAAGTGTCTATTCCTGCGTCTTTTGCTTTAATGCAAAAGTAAATATCCTCGCCTAATAACTTCCCATTTGGCAACTGCTCAAAGTAAAAGTAAGGCTTTTCTATCTTTTTAAATGCTGAGTTTTTAATGAGAATGACACCACATCCTATAGCATCTACCTTCTCTATTCCCTTTTTAACATTGGAATAAACAGGCAGCCAAGATACAGAACCATCTTCCTCATAATTAATGTTTTTGGCAGTAGGTTTTACTGGCTCTGATCGAGTAGTAGCATTTACGCCAACAATGTCTTTATTATGCTTTAAAAGCCGAACAAGCGCATCTTTTGGAAAGCGCATATCAGCGTCTATAAACATTAGGTAATCACAACGCTCATTAATAACAGAGTCTACTAACGCATTGCGCTGGTCAAATATCAATGTGCCTGTAGATGTGTACAGATTAATATCGTGTTTCGTCTGTTTTGCTGTGTAATTAACTAATGCCGATAAATCAAACGATGTGGATATTTCTATTTGTCCCCTTGCTGGAACGCAGATTCCTATCCTCATACTATGCCACCCCTGGTACGAAATACTCGATTGTCAGGGTTATTCAACCACTTTACTAGGGCCTTCTGGTCTAGTATGTAGTAGCCACGCATAATGCCTTCTTTGTTGAGCATATTAATAATCTCAGCAGGAAGTGATGCAATTTTATTCTTTGGGTCGTATACATCGTCACCCCATCCAGTTTTTTCGCTACGCTGATTAAACTGTTCTTTGGTGTGTTCTGTGAAATCAGTTAAATCTACTTCTGACTTAATAATTAGCCCACCTTCGCCATCTGCGTATGCAGTACGGATAACTCCATCTACTACACCGAGATTGCCTTTTTTGCCTAAATCAGACATACATTCTCCTAGAAAAGGGGATCAGTTTCCCAATCCCCTTATTCTACATTACTTATGACAGATCGAAAACACCGCCATGTGCAGCTTCATTACGAACTTCTAAGGTGAACTCAGCCAAGATTTGTGTCTTTTCTGCATCACCAACACGAGCTAACTCATTCGTTTGGAATGGGCGCAAGTAAGCCAACGCTGCATACTCAGGATCAAGGATCAGAGCATCACGGCTACGCATGAAACGATCTGGAACGATTGACAATACACCGAAATCGGACTGATAGAGATCAGCACCGGCTAGGATTGTCGCTTGACCAGAAGTAGGCACTTGGTAGCGTTGTGCAGCCAAACCAGTAAAGCCAGAAACTACTTGCTTTTGGGTTGGGCTAACAAACAATGCTGAAGGTGTACCACCATTAGAGAATACAGATGCAATAACAGTTTTAAGCATTGCTTCTGTAAAGGTACGAGTTGTACCATCTGTACGAGTAGAAACACCAACAGTTACAGGGTCTACACCAGTTGTAGCTGTACCATTCTTGCTTGTGTTGCTCTTAATGTATGAGAGCAAAGCACCTAATGTACGAGCTGTAGAGGCGTTACCAGCAGATTGACCTTGATTAGCTGTGATGATAGTTTCCATATCACGCTTGATCTCAGAAGATACTTTAGCCAATTGATAAGCCTTTTCAGACTTACGACCAGCTTTGTCTACTGCTTCCAAAGTGCCAGAAACCATAACTGTCTTACCAACGATTTGAGTATAGTTACCCAAACGAGTTGTAGGGGAAACAGTAATGTCAGATGCAGTTGCACCTTCAACTAATGCGTTAGCAGTAGTATTAGCTGCAAGGCTGTCAGTCTGCCACTCGTGGTAAACAGCAGTAGCTTTGGTCTTGCCAATAGAACTCATGATTGGAGTATCTGTTGGGGAGATGCTATAGATTACATCGGACAAATCTTCACGATTGCCGATTGATTGGTAGGTTTGAAATGTTGCCATGATTTAATTCCTTATAAAAATTGTTCAAAGAGTTTTGCTGCATCAGCCTTCTTGCCGGTCTTTTGTAGGCGAGAAAACTGCTTTTTCATTTGTTCATTCTGTGAACTGCCAGGATTGGAAGTTCCAGACTTTAATACTTTAGGCGCATCCTGTACTTTCTTGACGGCTGCACCCTTATTGCCTGATAGCTTTTCGTACATCATTGCGTTATATAGCGTCTTAACTGCTCTTGGGTCATACACTTGAGCTAGTTCTTGGTCGCTAAATCCGATTGATTTTGCATAAGTACGAATGTCCCTACGCACAATTTCAGCTTTAGCGGCATCCCTAAACTCTGGAATAGCCTCTTTCAGTTGTTCTGCTGCCTCTGCAAGATGTTTCTGTAATGCTTGCTGTCTGTCGTTATCTTGCTGTTGTGCAAGATTTCGTCTTTCAGCCTGGACTGCTTGAAGTTGCTTTTCTTTCTCACTACGCTCTGCCACCGCTATCGCATAACCAATAGGATCGGTTTCCTTTAGCTCTTGCAAGTTCTCTACATTGTTTTGGCTTTGTAGAACACTCTCAATTGCCTCTAAGCGTTGTGCGTAAAGATCACGCATCTTCTTAGCTTCTTCGACTTGCCCTCTTTCGGCTTCTACAGCCTTACGAGTTTCAGCCAAAGCCTGAGTCTTTTTAGTATAGTCTGCTGTCCTACTGTATCCACTTAGGAGTTCATCCTCTGAAACTTCAACTTCTTCATTGCCAACTTTGACCTTGAATGTCTTTGTTACAGGAGTTTCTTCCTCGTACTCTACAGTTTCTTCCGCACTTTCATCTTCGTAGGACTCGTCTGAATCCGTTACTTCTGACTCCTCAGATTGCGATTGAGCTTGCGCTTTCTCCTCTGGTGAATCCATCATAGACAAAAATGCGTTAGCCGCATCACTTACTGTATTAACACTTCCCTCAGTGGGATTGGTGTTTTCGCTCATGTTATTTACCTTTTAGGTGGTTATAAAATCTTCCAGCGTTTATCTGCAATTTGCTTATCATCAGCTAATGCTTGGATTGACGCTATAAATTCATCCATCACTTTCAGTTTGAGAAAGTTCTTTTCTCGCACCTCTACATCGTATTCATTACTATCAAATATGTTGTTACGATACAACAGTTTTTGATTTTCGACAAGTTCTAGGAAGAACTCATCTGACAAATATGCTCTTGCTCGTTCTGACTTGTTATAGGACATTAGGGATATTTGCCGTTGGTGATAGTTTTGCGCCTAGTTGCAATGCCTTTAACTGAGCCTCGTACTCAAATTCCTGTTTCTTAAGAGCCATAGTCATCTCGAACTCTTGCTGCTTGAGTCTGATCTGAGCCTCTGCCTTAACCTGTGCAATCTGAATATCGTTCTCTGCCTTGGCGTTATCGGCTGCCATCTTAGCTTGCATCTGGGCTACATAGGCTTCCATAGCAGGGTCTTGTTGCTGACCCTGTTGTTGGCCTTGTTGTGCCATCATCTGCTCTTGCTCTGGAGTAATCTCTAAGAAGAACTCGTTAGAGTCCTTAAACCCAGCAGCCTCAATAAACCGACCTAGTGTCTGTCTGTAGTTTTGCAGGCTTACCAATGGGTTATTAATGCCAGCAGTCTTGAGGATTTCCTCTTGCTTGCCTAGAACCATAGCGATCATTGCCATCTGCTCTTGCTTATTGCCAGTACCTAAACCGACATTAATAGAGATGTCAAAGCCATTAGTCCACTCTCTAGGATCAATGGATACATACTTACCACGCAGACGCACAATGCGCTCTTTGTCTTGATACTTGCAGAGCAATTGTAGAATCTTCTGGAATAGGTCTTTTACGCCTGTTTCAGCAAATACTCTAGCAATCAACTCTACCTTACCGGCTGCGCTACTTTGCATTGCAGCAACGGCTGTAGCTGTAGTGTTCTGCAATACATCTGGGTTTAAGCCATTCATCTGATCTGATACGCCAGTTCTCTTAGCTTGTACAGAGTCCAAGTATTGCAACAATGGGAATGATTGGCTTGCAGTTGGTGGTACTGTCAATGGAATGATGGCTTGGGTATTTTTCATACGCACAATGCCATTAGCAGTAACAGTCAATAGATCATCTAGGTTTACTTGACCCTCAACAACTCCCATTCTGGGACTATTGGTCATGTAGAGATTGTCTAGAATCTGACGGGTTACTGTGGATTTAATCAGTTGTATGTCTACTGCTCTGTCTGCCAGACTATGACCAAAGAACTTGTGTGGCATAGGGATAGGGCAAATAGAACAGAATGGTACAAAATCTACTTCTTCGTTATCTAGGATGTCTGTGCCAGCGTAGGTAATCTTACGCAACTCAGCAATGCCATCGCCATCAAAGTCTACCTTGATATAGACTTCCATTACCTCGATCTCTTGCATAGAGAAGTCTAGGCTTGCTTGATCGCCAGGCTGCTCTCCTTGGTCAAAACGAGCCACATTCTCTGAGTTGTAGGTTAAGTCTGAATAGGTAGGAAGGCTATCTACAATATCCTTTTCAAAGCCCATTGCAATCAACTCTGAGCGAGTTGTTAGTTTTCTGTGGGCTACAAAAGGCGCATCAGCAATAGTCCTAGCCTTCTTAGAGATTAGAAACTCCTCTGGTGGCACATTCTCTACAATGACCTTGCCAGTTTTCTTAGTCTTTTTGAGCTTAACATCGTAAGAATAGATGGCAGGAATCATCATACCCATAGGGTCAATGGCTGCTGGAGCAATCTCTGTAGTCTTTTGGTTTACGACTTCTACCTCTGGATCGTTGAGCAACATGGTTACTTCGTCTTGTGTGAGGTTTTGATACTTCTCCTTACTGACATCAATCTTCTCATCCCAATAGACCTTAACGATTCCGTTCTTTTGTAAGAGCGCATCCTTAAACCAATTGTGCATGAGCAATACGCCATCGTTATCACGACTCATTACCCAGTTCACATACTCTGTAGCCTGCTTTGCTTTTTCTTCATCGCCTGGGCCTTTAGGCTCAAAGCGCACAATCTCATCGGATTGGGTAAAGATACGCAGTAATTGTGGCAACGCACCATCAACTACCTCTGCTACTTCGCCTGTAACGATCTGGCTACGACCTTCTACTTCATTGCCGTATTCGTAACGATTGTAGTATTCAAGGGCTTTTCTACGATCATCTGTAGTTTCGCTCTCGATAAAGCCAATAGCGTTATCTATTTCGGCATCAAGTATGCCTTTTAGTGTGCCTTCATCCATTTAGACTATCCATTTAGTGTTGATCTTAATTGCTTTGTTCCAGTTGTTCGGCTGTTCATCTAACGCTACAGCCACATATCTCCAAGCATCAGCAGCGTGGCTGTGTTGGTCGTGTAGTGGTTTGTCGCTGAACATCTTAGTATCAGGGTTTACATCGTACCGATAATGTCTTAACGCTTGCAGTCCTTCTGCACATTTGTTTTGGTCAAAGTAGCATCTATTCATTAGCATACGAGCTGCGTTTATTCCTTCAGATATAGACAGTCTATGGGTTATCCTTACTGGCAGATTCATATTCTGCATAATATCTTTAACGCTCTTGCCTGTCATATTTTTGTTCTCGGCATCGTGT